AGCGAAACGTGCCGGAGTTGGTGACGGCGGCGGCGCAGTTGTGGGGCATGGGTATGCCTGCGTTCATGGCCTATCAGACAGTCGGCCTACCTGTCGAGCGCTTCGACGGCGATGACGTTGCGTTTGTGCCGATTGCGGTGCAGACGGTGGAAGAGGCGCAGAAGCCGCCCGCGCCGCCGCCTGCGTTTGGGCAACTGCCGGGCCGGGCTGGGGGCGCGACCGAAGACGAAGCACCAGAGGGCGAGGAGGAGCCGGGCGAGGATGAAATGCCCAGCGCCAACGAAGAAGAGCGCGGCAAGCAACAGGGCAAGGCGCAGACGAAAGCGACGTACTGGACGCAGGAACAGAAGGAATACCACTACAAGGCGTTCGATAGCACGCTGACCCGCTGGGAAGGGCGCTTGACCGACACTGCGCGCGACATATTCGAGCAGCAAAAGCGCAAGGTGCTGGCGATCCTGAGTGCGCACAAGAGCAAGTCGTACAAGCAGGGTGGCACGGTGTCCTGGCAGACGGTCATTGAGGACGTAGTAGCCTACCTGAATGCTGAGGGCATGGAATTCACCCGCGATCAATTCTGGCCTGTCATGCTCGGCCTCATGGAAGACCGGGGCAGTTTTTGGGGCCAGCAGTTGGGCAT